CATATCCGGTCTCCTCGAAAGCGAGTGGCGTGTTCACCGTTTCAACAAGGATCGTGTAAGTGAGCAAGCCCCGGCCCCCAGCGGCTCCTGATCCCGTCCAGCTTGCCAACGCTCAAAGCGCGGCAAACACCGCAACCGCGCGTGAGCAGCAGCGGCTGAACATGGTGAATACGTCCGGTCCCCAAGGGACCGTGCGTTATATCGCTGACCCGTCTGCACCTGGTGGCTATCGTCAAGAAACGGCACTCAGCCCGCTTGAACAGCAGAACTACGAACGCTCGACCGGCGTTTACGGTAGCGCGCTCGACACGGCTGGCCAGCAGATTGGCCGCGTGAATACGGCGCTCGGGCAGGGCCTGAACACCGAAGGCCTGCCAGAACTGCAAGGCTACAACGCGCCTGACTTTGACCGCCAACGGTTTGAGGATTCGGTTTATGCCAGCCAGACCCGCCGTCTCGACCCGCAATTTCAGCGGCTTGAAAGGTCGCAAGATGCACGTCTTGCCGCGCAGGGCCTTGGAGCGAATAGCGAGGCAACGCGAAACCTTAGAACTGATTTTGCTAGAGATAGAGCTGACGCATACGGAGAGGCAGCCAACCAAGCCATCCAAGCCGGTGGCGCGGAACAATCTCGCGCTATTCAGCAAGCCATTGCGGGCGGGACATTCGGTAATCAGGCGCGGACGCAGGGCCTTCAAGAGCGGGCTTACGTCCAGAACCAGCCCCTTCAGCAGCTTCAAGCCCTGCTGGGCACGGGCCAGGTTGGTATGCCGCAGGGCATCCAATACAGCCCGACCGGCGTGGGTCAGACGGACGTGCTTGGCGCTAACGCTATGAGCCTCGGTCAGCAGAACGCAAACTACAACGCTCGAATGGCCCAACAAAGCGGGTTGATGAGCGGCTTGTTTGGCCTTGGCTCGGCAGGCATTGGCGCGGCTGGCGCAATATCGGCGGCACGGCAAATCCCCTCTGACCGTCGCCTGAAGCGTGACATCAAGCGTGTTGGCACGATGGCTAACGGCTTGCCAGTTTATGAATACCGCTACGTCTGGGGCCGCAAGCGTCACATTGGCGTTATGGCGCAGGACGTTCTCAAGGCTGGTATTGATGCGGTGGTTCGTCACTGGACGGGCTTCCTCATGGTCGATTACGGGAAGCTCTAAATGGCCGTCCGTCCTCCCATGCCTGTTCCGCAGATGATCGAAACCCCGGCTATGCGCCGTAGCGCAATGCTGGCTAAACTGCTTGAGGAACAGCGCCAGCCCGTTGAGATTAAGGGCGGCTACGGCGAACTGGCGGCGAGGCTTCTTGGCCAAGGCATCACGCAGTTCGGCGCTAACCGTGCAGAGCGGGCGGTGCGTGACGAACGCGAGGCTACGCGCGAAGCGTTTTTGGCTGGACTTCCGGTCGCGCCAGAAGCAGCACCAAGCGGTCCCGCGTTGGCTGCCGCGCTTGTTGCGCCTCAAGTAACAAACACGCAAGAACCGCAGCAAGCCGACATGGCGCCGGTTGCGCCAATCATGGGTTCGGCGCTTCCTGATGCCGCTCCGGCTGGTATGCCTGCCGCACCTATGCCGATGGCCGATGTTCCGCCTATGCCGCAAATGGTTCCGGCACCGACAATGGCACCGGCTCCGGCCCCGACGGCACCGCAGGCCCCTGCTGAACCGCAATTGCCGCCGCAGCTTGCCGCATATATTCGGCAACTGGCGCGGACCGATTTGGCTGGCGCTCAGGCCGTTTACGGCAACTGGCAACAACAGCAAGCTATGATGTCGCAATTGCCAGAAGCAATCCGCAACGACCCGGTTGCAGCATGGGCCGCTGTTAACGACCCCGCGTCTCTCGCGGAAAGTTTTGGAATGCGCTATCGCCCGATCACCACGGCGGAAGGAAGCATAACCGCTTATGGTCCTGGCTCTGGTGATACGCGTATCGCCGCGCCCGTAATCGAGCGGTTTGATGATCGTTACGGCGTAATCGACCCGCTTAACACGCAAGCGGGCGTGCAATATACCGCGCCTCGCGGCATGACTGCCGCTGAAAGCACTGACCTTTATCGAGTTCAAAACCCAACCGTTCCGGCTAACAGCCGCGTAGTAAATCTACCTACGGGCCAAACATTGGCTGAAGGTTATATTCCGCCGGAAATTGCCAATGTCGCACCGGGTGGAGAAGCGTTGGTATTTGATCAAGGTCAGCTTGCGGGCCGCGTTGAAAGCACTCAGGCCCGACCGCTTTCGGATGCGGACCAAACCGCGATTGCACGGGCCGATCTCGCCATCACGCAATCAGACCAAGCGTTGAATCGCGCTACGCGGTTGGTTGACCAAATTGCAAGGGGCCAACTTCGTTTGGGAATTATCGAGCGCGGTGGTGCTGCGCTTGAGTCGGCAGCGGGCCGGGCCAGCCCCAACGCTCTGGCTATCAAAGATTTGGAGCAATGGGCCAAGCAGGCTCGTGATGCCATTCTTGCGGCCAACACCGGCGTTCAAACCGATCAAGATGCCATCAGGGCATTGGATAACGTGCTTGCAAGCATGAATGATGAAGGACTGGTTACGCAGTATTTAAATCAATTCATCACGGCGACTTCCGCGACTAAAGCCGCGCTGCAACGCGATATTACGCGCCGGGGGGGCGACCAAGGACAGCCGGTCAATGGGGCTGCCTTAAGCGAAAACCTGCCCCCCGTCGGGCCGGAAGGCGCGCGTGTGCGTAGCCGCATTAACGGAACGATCATGGTCAGCCGTGGTGGCCAGTGGGTGCCAGAATGAGGCAGCAGCAAAGCGAATGGGAGGTTTTGCCTCCGGTATCCGCGCCTCGCGCTCCATCTCAAGGTGAATGGGAGGCGCTTCCGCCTTCTCGCACACGTCCGCAGCGGCCCGCTCAAGCGCGTCCGCAAAATGCGCCACTGGCCGCACCGGCCTCTAAGCTAAATGAACTTGGTATCACAGACGCGGAAGAACGCGACGCGCTGATTTACCAAGGCTATACGCCGGAAGAAGCCGACCGCGTGATGCAGGAAAACTACGTTGCTCGCGCTGGGCCGGTCGTTGGGTATGGCGTAACCCGCGAAGAAGAACTTGGCCCGCAAGACACGCCGGAAAGCCTTCGTGCGCAGGGCTATGAACTAGACCCCGCAACAAACCGCTGGGCGCGGGTTGTAGGCCGTCAACAGGCGCCCGGTGCGCCTGCGCCGATGCTGCCAAAGGTCGGTGAACTTGCGGCCCGCAATGCCGCTGAAGCTCAAATGGCCGGAAGCGAAGGCGGTCTTGCGGATCGCATTCGTGCGCTTTCGTCGGGCATGAGCTACGGCCTGTCGGACGAACTTGAACGCGCGTTGGTGGAAGCGCAGACGCGAGGCGAAAACCTCAACCGACGCATTCTTGGCGAAGAAATTCCTTATACGGCAGAGCAATACGGCGAGGCATACAGCGATGTAGCGCGAGGCAACACGCAGGATTTTGCCCGCACCCGCCCGCTTCAAAACTTTGCATTGCAGTTGGCCGGTGGCGCGGTTGCGCCAGGTATGGTTCCTGCTGGAAATTATGTAGCGCAAGGGACAACGGGCGGCGTTCGCGCAGGCCGTGCCGCTGGCGTTGGCGCTGGCATTGGTGGAGCGACCGGCTTTGGAACGGCTGAAGGCGACCTTGCGGATCGCTTAGAAGGCACCGCAATTGGCGCTGGCGTTGGCGCACTTACCGGCGCAGCAGGTCAACGGGTTGTTGACCGTTTTGCGCGTGGCGCTGTTGGCGCAGACACGACTGCGGCCCGTCAGCTTTCGCGCGAAGGGGTCCAACTCACGCCGGGCCAAATGCTGCAAGAGGCACCTTTGGTTGGCGGAATGATTCGCGGCACGGAAGACCGATTGGCGGGATGGCCGCTTGTTGGTGACGCCATTCAGAGCGCCAGAATCCGAGGATTCGAAACAGCCAATATTGCAGGGGCGCAACGCGGGCTTACCCCTATTGGGGAAACTATCCCGTCAAAAATTGCGCCCGGTTATGAAGCGGTTGAATACGTTCAAGACCGGCTCGGGCAGGCATACGCGGACGTTCTTTCGCGTGTATCTCCAACCATTGACGCTCCGCTTGACACCGGCATCGCTGAAATTCTTGCAGATGCGCCCGCGTCAATGGGCGAAGCCCGCGCTCGCCAGTTGGCGGAAATCTTGTCGTCCCGCGTGATGCGTAACGTCGATCCCGAAACGCGGCGTATTTCTGGCGAAGAATTTAAGCGTATTGAAACGGTTCTTGGCCAGCAACAGCGCGAACTTGCCCGTTCCGTCGATAGCGACCAACGTGCGCTTGGATTGGCGCTTGGCGACATTCGCAGCGAATTCCGCGATGCGCTGGCGCGTCAATATCCAGCTGAGGCCCCGCGCCTTCAGCAAATCAATACCGGATATGCAAACCTTGTCCGCATTGAAGATGCGACCGGAACCGCTGGCGCTATGCAGCGCGGTGGCGTTTTTACAGCCGCACAACTTGCCAACGCCGTTCGCCGCAACACCGGAAGCCGCTCACAGCGCGGCGCTGGAACCGGCTTGATGCGCGACCTGGCTACCAATATGGGCGAGGTTTTGCCGTCCACCGTCCCCGATAGTGGCACAGCGGGTCGCGCTGGACTCGCAGCGCTTTTGGCGGGCGGTTACTATTTGAAGCCCGAAATCGCAATTCCAGTTATCGCGGGCGTCGCTCCCTACACCAAAATCGGCCAAGCTCTAATCAATTTGATTTATCGATCTACTGACCCTGAACAGGCCAGACCAGCTTTGGCCGAAATGGCGCGGCTGGCACAACAGAACCCGGAACTTCAGCAATACTACGCTCAAGCCGCTGAACACGTTGCTCGGCTCGCTCTGCCCGACGCTCAGAATCCACCACAACCCACGCTGCAAGTGCAGCAATGACTCCCAACATCCACCCGCCTGTAAACGGCACGGCAAGAATGACGGCTAGAACGATGTATCGGGACATAACCGCAGCATACACCAAAGGAGGCCCGATTGGCTAGAAACGGGTCGGGGAGCTATTCGCCCCCATCAAACACATGGAACCCTGCGGTTCCTGAAACCGCTATCCTGTCGGATGACTGGAATGCAACGCTTGCGGACCTCGCTACGGCGCTGACGCAATCGCTTGCATCCGACGGTCAAACGCCAGCGGCGGCGGTCATTCCGTTTGCTCAAGGCATCCGCGTATCTGATGGCCTGATTACGGCCCCGTCAATCGCGGTGATTGGAGATGTGGATACGGGCTTTTATTTTCCGGCTGCTAACTCGGTAAACCTAGTGTGCGGTGGTGTGTCAGTTCTGGCTGCGACCTCGGCTGGCGTGACGTTCCCGCTTGGGGTGACGTTTGCTGGTAATCAGACCGTCACCGGAAACCTGACGGTTAACGGGAACACGACCATTGGCAACGCTGGCGCTGATACGCTGTCGGTAGTGGCTACTGGCACCTTTACCGGCAACCAGACCTTTAACGGCACGGCTACGTTTACCTCGACTGTGACTGTTCCGGACGCATCGTTTACAAATGCCAAACTGGCGACGGTTGCCACGGCCACCATCAAGGGCCGGGTCACGGCTGCAACTGGCGTGGTTGAGGATTTGACCGGCGCTCAGGCAACTACGCTGTTGAGCGCGGTTGTGGGTGATAGCGGATCGGGTGGCACTAAGGGCCTTGTTCCGGCTCCGGCTGCTGGTGATGCGGCTGCGGCTCGCTTCCTTAGCGCGGCGGGCACGTTTGCGGCGGCTGTGCCTGTCGGGTCTGTGACCATGTATGCGGCCAACACGGCCCCTACTGGTTGGCTGGAATGTAGCGGCGCGGCGGTATCTCGGACGACATACGCGGGCTTGTTTACCGCAATCGGCACGGTGTTTGGCGTCGGTGATGGATCAACCACGTTCAACCTGCCCGATATGCGCGGCGAGTTTGCGCGTGGTTGGGATAACTCGCGCGGCATTGATCCGGCTCGTGCGTTTGGTTCGGCACAAGCTGGAGCCATTGAGGCACACGTTCACAGCGTTACCCCGCCGTCTGCAACCGACGACACTGGATCAGGCTTGACCACGACCGGCACTGGCGGCGCTGAAACCATTACGCCATACAACACGGCATCGACTGGCGGAACTGAAACCCGCCCGCGTAACATCGCCCTTATGTTTATTATCAAGTTCTAGGGAACTAAAATGGCCACCACGCCCCGCAAGACTTTTCCAGAACTTCAGGCGCTATCTGCCCCGGTGGTGGATAGCGATGTGTTGGCCGTTTATCGTTCACCCGGTCCTGCTAAACGGACCACAGCCACGACGGTTGCTGACTACCTCGTCAAACTGGCGTCCAGCTTTATCCAAGCTGGCACGGGGGCTGTTGCGCGGACTGTGCAAGCTCGTATGCGTGATACTGTGTCCGCGTTTGATTTTATCCCGGTGGCTGAACACGCGGCCATCGTCGCGCGGACCAGCACTTACAACGCCACGACGGCCATTCAAGCCGCTATCGACACCGGCAAAACTGTTGAGTTTCCGGCTGGTGATTATCAGGCGGTCGGGCTTACCATGTCCACAGACCGCCAGCGCATGGTTGCGCTTGGTGACGTGCGAATTATCAAAAACGGCAACGGTGTAATTCTGTCGTCAAGCGCCAACAACATCGAACTGAACGGCATTTCGTTCCGGGGCGAAAGTGCAACGCCTACGTTTACCGGGCACAATATCTCACTGACCGGCAATGGCCCGCGCTTGATTAACTGCGGATCGCGATGGGCGTTTGCCCGCGCCCTAAAATCAACAGGCAGCAATCTCCAGCTTTACGGCACTTGTGACATTTACCAGACCACTGACGCTACGGCATCGGGTTACGATATCGAGGTTGGTGTTTCAGGAACGGCATCGCTGTATCACGAAATCCACGGCTATTATTCCAGCCAATCGACGGGCGGCATTCTGTTCGTTGATTGCGGGTCGCAAACCATTATCGGCGGCGAGTTTGGCAAGTTAAACATTTCGTCCGGCACATCGCCCTCGGGGGTTAACGGCGGTAAATACGTCGGCGCTCGCATTGTGGGTAATGTTACCGTTGGCATTTCAAATGCCGTGTTTACGGGAAATCAATTTAGCAACATTACCTTTACTATTGCGGCAAGCGTAACTGGCGTAACGGTTGACACAAGCAATGTTTTTGCAGTTGGATCAACAGTTACAAATAACGGCAGCGCATCAAACATCATTCAGCTTGATGGCGGTGTAAGTGGGCAAACAGCTATTAAGTATGGCGGCAGCACCTCACTTGCAGTTGTTGGTTATGACCCCCCTACGGGCGATCAATATATAACCAACGGATACACGCGTTATGCATTAAACCGTGGTGTTGTGTTTAACGGCATTGCGAACATAACAGCAAACGCTACCAATGTGACATTTATTAACAACACGGGTAGTATTTTTTACGGTGTTGCTGGTGGTCACGAGTTTTTTGTATCGGGCACCCTTTACGGCACAATCAACACGACCGGCTTTCGGCTGCCGTCTGGCGCGGCGCTCTACAATAACTCAATCAAGGTTGTCGGCGCACAAGGCGCGGCGGTTGCCGATGCGACGGGCGGTGTCGTTATCGACGCCGAGGCTAGAACTGCTTTAAACGCCCTTCTCGCCCGCCTCCGCACTCACGGCCTGATCGCAACATGATCCTCGAACCGGGCCACCTCATCACCCTTGGCATCGCGGGCGTCGCGGTCATCATTTGGCTTGTGCGGCTTGAAGGTCGTGTAAACGGCAAGGCAACGACGGACCAGGTTGCTGCTGTGTCAGCGCAAATCGGCACGACCGCCGCTGTTGTCGCCAACTTGCAGGCCAAGGACGCCTCGCATGATAATACGCGCGATGAAGTCATTCGGTTGCAAGAGCAGATTAAGCACCTAACGGACCTGATCGAGCGCCTGCTTCCGCTGCCAACCCGCCGAAAGCCCGCGCCGTGACAAACGCAGACGATCCGTTGCCCGAGCCTTCGTTCCACTGGCGGCGCTGGGTGACGATCGGCTATGTGTCTGTCACCTTGGCCCTTCTCGCAGGTATCGTCTGGAAGCTGTCGGACGGTGGGCCGCTTCGTGACATTGCGCTGGCTTTGATAAGCTCGCAAGCGTTCTTTGCCCTAATGTATATGGGGGGAGCGTCGGCTTCCGACCTCGCCCGCATTGTCGCAAGCTGGAAAAAGCCATGACCTATGTTCTAGGCGCTCGTTCACGCGCTCGCTTGCAAGGCGTTCACCCAGACCTGGTGCGCGTGGTTGAACTGGCCCTAACCTATAGCCCGCACGATTTCACCATCACCGAGGGCCTTCGTTCGGTCGCTCGCCAGCGTGAACTCAAGGCGGCGGGCGCATCGCAGACAATGAACAGCCGTCACATTACCGGCCATGCAATTGATTTTGCGGTCCTGGTGGGCGGCAAAGTGCGTTGGGACTGGCCGCTTTATGGTCCGGTTGCTGATGCTTTCAAGCGAGCGGCAAAAGAACTTAAAGTGCCAATCGTCTGGGGTGGCGACTGGGTTAGTTTGCGGGATGGACCCCATATAGAACTGCGGCGGAAAGAATACCCGTGAAATATCTCCGCATTATCACCCCAACCGGCTGGCTTGTCATTGCGGCGGTTGCGGTGGTGCTGTTCGGCCTTGCCGGTTTGGCCCGTCCTAGCTTTCTCGGCCTTAAGTTTGACCCGTTCGGCATTGATGCCCGCAAGATTGACCGGCTGGAAAGCGAGGTCTCGGTGTTAGAGCGCGAGGCGGTCGGCAACGCTGAAATAGCAGCGGCGACACAAACCTTTCACACGCGGGAGGTTGTAATCCGCGACCTTGCCCGCCAAGCTAAAATAGAAGCGAGGACGGCACCCGATGCTGAAACGCCCCTTGACCCTGATCGCGTGGCTCGTATTCGGGCTGCTGATAACCGGCTGTGCAGCGTCGCCCCGTCAATCTGCGCCAGTCCTGACCCTGCCGGAAGCGGCGCGGACCCCGTGCCAGTTACCGACCCTGCCCGATAGCCCGACCATCGCTAACCTAGAAGTCACACACGACGCTAGGGGCCTAATGCTGGCCGTGTGTGACGGTCGGAGAGATTTAGCGGTCCAAGCCTTCGACGCACAGTCTCGCGCGTTGGCACCCCCTTCCCGCCCGTTCTGGCGCTTTTGGTGACCTGACATGGCCCAGCCTTCCCTTTCCCGTGAAGTTGCGCTCGAGACAGTTGAGCGCGTTGAGGAAAAATTAAGGGAAGGATTTCGACCCATCGGAATGGGTGGGGCGGGCCAGGGTGCCGTCGCGGTTGCCGCTGATGCGTGGGGCATATCACGCGGAACGATGAATGGTCGAATCGCGGCGGCAAAGCTTCATTACGGGCTAGAGCCGGATGACACGCTTTACCGGCCTCGCCAGTATCAGCATCACTCGCCCGGCGTCCCGGCGATGGTTTCGCAGGACCACATTAAAGAGCCGATACCAGAAGGCGACCCTATCGTGGTTTGCGTTATCGGTGACGCTCACGACAGCCCGCACCTTCCTAATAAGGAACGGTTCTATTGGCTAGGCCGGTTTGCGGCAGAACATAACGTCGATTGGGTTGTGTCCGTTGGCGACTGGATGACGATGGATTGCTTTTCATCGTTCAATGATAGGGCGACGTTTGAAGGCTTTTCAAAGCCGACGTTTGAGCAGGAACTAGCCAGCTTTCACGCATCGCAGAAAGAGTTTCAACGGGGGCTTGGAAAGCTGAAGCCGCGCAAGCTCATCACGTTTGGCAACCACGAACATCGGGCTTGGCGATACGACAACTTCCATCCAGACGGCATTTCCCACGCGCACATGGTCGAGGAAGCCTTCCTGCAATGGGGCTGGCGAACGTCAATGTATGGCGAGTATCGGTTTATCGACGGGGTGGGCTTTACGCACATTCCGTTTAATGGACGGGGGAAACCCCTAGCCCAAGGGCAACACGCCAACAAAGCCATGTGCGATACCATCCACGGTGACGACCACAGGGCCACCCAGATCACGGAACACAAGTCTGGACCATTCCGCACCCCGACCGTCTATTCAGCCGCCACAGCCCTGCCTAACGGCTTCATTGAGGGCTTTGCCAACAAGGGCGGCGGAACCTGGCGCTCTGGCGTCTGTCTGGCAAAGATATGGGGCGGTCACGTCCGGTCATGGTGCTTTGAGGAAATGAGCCTGCTAGAGCATAGGTATGGGTCAGGCCGTGACACTTGAACCTTTTGCCAGCGCTTTGTTTATGGAGGCCGCTAAAAACCTGAACCGCAAGGCCAGCGCCAAGCGGGCAAGATGGGCAACCTACACCGGCAGGCCGTTCCCGCGCTCTGCTACGGACCTGCGGCCTGATCCTGGCACGTTGGACGATGCCGACGACGAGTTAGGCTAGGCCTAGTCTTCTCCTGTAAGGGCGGCTCGGGCGCGTTTGCCGAAGTCGTCGGAGTTGACGCCCCAAGGTCCGTCGCTCGGGTATTCGTGCTCGTCGGCGTAGAAGCGCAAAGCCCTTCGCAGTCTCTTGTTCTCAGCGGCTTGGCGTTCAAGGGTGTCGGCTGCTTGAGGGCCGTCGGGATTAAAAAGCGGCGCGATGCCAGCCGACCCCAGCCATTTGGTGTCGCACGCCCGCAGCCTCTCGCACAGACCGGCTATGTCGTCGGGCGTCATGATGCTTCTCCTGTAAGCAATTGCGCCTTGGCTGAGAGGGGCAACGATTGCCAGTTTATGCGTCGCACAATGTTTGAAATCGTCGTGTAACAAACGCCAAATTGTGCAGCTAGTTCGCGCCGGGACGTTCCGTCGTCGGCAAGTTTTCGGATAGCCACAATGTCCGCAACGGCTAGTTTTGCGCCGGGGTTTTTCGATCCTGTTTTGGATGCCGAAATGCCAACCCGGTGAAGGGCGCTTTTAGGTTTTCCGCGCCTAATCTCGCACATTCTCTGTCGGGCCTCAGCGCTTAGTTTGTGGCCAGCCAATGAACCGGCGTTAGGGGCAAGATTAAAGCCGGTGACTACGGACTGCATTTTGTAGATTCATCGCTGTTCGATGCTCAACAGTTCGTCGTCAGAAAGTGCAACCTCCAAAACGATGAGCGAGAACGCGTCAGGGCCGCTTTCTGCCCACGCGCCTTGCAGTTTTCCGTTAGGGTGCCGACCTTTTCGAAGTAAGCATTTGTGCTGCCTCCAGCGGGCCGCAATGTTTTTGGAGCCGCCAACGTATGCCCTGCCATCTTCGCAAATGATTGCGTAAGCGCCGCAAACCCTCGCCATGTCAGGTAATCCAAAACAGCGAGACGCAGCCAGCGAGGGCCAGCAGGATGATGATGCTACGCGGGCGCAGAACCTCGGCCACAGCCTTAAACCACAGCGGCGGCATTTGATCGTCGCGGAAATCCCAGCCACGGTGCGAGGCCTGATCGGTCATCATAGCGGCATTACGGCGATGGTCGGTATGTTCAGCACGGTCAATCATTGGTCTTCTCCCTCTTGTTCTGATTGTTTTGTCATGAGCGAAAATTGAATTGCCCACGAGTGAATGATGTCGCCCATTGCCTTGTTGGAACGCTCGTTGTCGTTCCAGACGGCTTCTAGCGCGGAGCCTTGGCGGGGGCGGATTGCAATCGGGTTTGGCTTGGTCATGAGGTAAACATACACCGACGCTAGGGGATGTAAACACCTATTTTTGCAGACTGTCCAAAAGCTGCTGCCGTTGAGCCGCTTCGCGCTCGCACCACTCAGCCAATTCGCTCAAAGTCGGGAACCAGTTTGGCTTGGCGCTTCGCATGGCAAAATGCAGACAGGCTTGCTTAGCTACGTCCGCAGGGTATTTGGCCAGACAGGCTGCATAGAGGCTCATCGTGAGGTCCAGCGTGGCGGTGTCGTCACCACGGCGGGCCGTTACCGCGTGAAGTCCCGCCACCCATTCCTCGCACTTGTCCAGCGGGGGCCGGGTCATTGCTGACTGGACCGCTTGTCGAGCCGTCTCTCGGTTCTCTGGGGTTAATCCAGACACCTGAAAGCCCGTCGTCCTCCGATAAAACCCACCCTCCGGCGGAAACATCATCCTGGATTGAGGCTTGGCGGCGACGTTCAGCGAGGATGCCAGCCATGCCAGTAGGTTTCGATCTGTCTCCGCTGGAGATTGGCTTTCGAGCTTGGCCAGCACCGCGACGGTTGCGACACCACGTCCGCCATGTTGCGGACCAGTCGAGTTTGCATCCGCCTGCGCCCGGCTTACTAATCCAGAAATCACGGAATTGATCGGCTTCATGTTTCGTCTCCTCGGCGGTCATGTTTTGGTTAGCAGCGAATGTCAGGTCGGCGTCAGATGGCTTCCAATCGGGAGGCAATCGACAGCCTTTTTTCGCTCGCGGGCTATTAGACGAAGGTTCTTTAGAACCTGAGTGGTTAAGTGAAAGGTTCTGCCCGGACATGGTGTCCGCACCCCCCGGACATGGTGTCCGCACCCCCCCGGACATGGTGTCCGCTTGCAAGCAGACCAAAGTGATTAGGTCGCTGGACCGTGAACCATCCGCCCGGCGTCGCTCTTCGCGCTGGATTAAGCCACGCTCCTCAAGGGACAACGCAAGCCGCCTTATCTGCCGATCTGATAGCCCAGTATCGTCGGAAAGCCGACGCTGTGACGGATAACAGCGGAAAGCCTCATCGGCATAGTTTGCCCAGCCAATAAGAATTAGCTTTTCAGACGAGCTTAAGCCGCGATACGCCAGCGCGGCGGTGATTGCTTGAAGGCTCATTCGTCCGCTCCGCACCACAGGCCGCACTCGGCGTCTTGCTCATCATCCGGCAAATCATCAAACAGGTGCGGCTGCTGCTGAACCTCTCGCGCCAAGTCGGAATAAGACCAGTCCTTGTTAAAAGAGCCTTTTCCAACGCGCTCCTGCTCAATCCACCAATCAGCAGAACCGGGCTTTTCGCGTATTAGCGCCTTGATCGTTCCGCGACCTTTAAGGAAACAAAGGTCACAATTCCCTTCGTACGGACGCAGCCCCAAATCAAACGGCTGCGCTTTCCAAAACTCCTCAACGTCACGCTTCGTGATGTTTGCGTTAGCTAGGGGAACCTTTGTCGTCCAAGGGCTTTTGCCCTCGTAGTTTCGCGCCAACGCCTTCAACACGCGGTGGCCTTCGTCGTGGCGAAGACCAACGGCGTTAGACCAGGTTGTCCAGCCCAGCTCCGTAGCGATGAAATGCTTGATCGTATTGACCTTCATTTCCTCGGTGCAAAACCGCATAACGGAATTGGGCGTGTATGACTTGGCTTTGACTAGTCGCGCAAATGGCTCGCCATCACGGCTGCTGCTGTTGTAGCTAACGCGCTCGTAACGTCCGGCGCTTGGCCCAGACCGTGCGACAAACTCAAGCCAAACAACGTCAACGCCCCAGCGCGACCCGCACTCATAGACGAAGCGCAGCGTCTCTTCGCGCTCCTTCCCGGTGTTGGCAAAGGCCACAACATGATTGTCTGGCAGTTTTCCGCCATACGCTTGCAGCGCCCGCCAAAGCATATAGGCCGAAGTCCGACCGCCGCTAAACGACCAAAGGCACGGGCCGTCAATGATGAACGGGTCGGCGCTCATCACAACACCGCCCAGAGGCTTGCGCGATTAAACTGGTAGCGGTATATCCGCATGGTCGATGGCTCCTCATAAGCCGTTGGCACAGGGAGGGCTTGAAGCGACTGGCACGAAGCTTCGCCCTCCCTCCCTTTATCAATGATTGCAGGGACGAAAGCAAGGCGCTACGGTAGCCCGTCGCCATGCGGTCGTTTCCTCCCCTTGTCATGGTGGCTAGACTGGCCCGGCGCGTGAACATTCCGCGCCGGGCCTTTTTCATTCCGCATCATCAAACGGAAAGCCAATCACCTTAGCTCGGATGATTACGCTTTCCTCTAGCCGGTTAAGCGCTTTTGCCACGTCTGCGACAGGGCGCTTGGCAAGCGAGCCGGATTTAAGAAGACGGTCCTCGTCAGGCGTCCAGTGTCCTGGTGGTTTACGCATCCTCAATCCTCCCAAACGCTAAACAGTGATGGACGCTTGGCAGGGACCGGCCTGGTTCTAACCGGCTTGGGCTTAGGCGCTGGCAAATGTTCGCCACGCTGAAACGCAAGGGCTAGAGCATAGACAAAGCGTTGATCTGCTGCCCGTTGCCGTGCCTCGGTCTCGCGGTCTTTGTCGAAGCCGTTTGCATACTGGTTGGCTAGGTCAGACCGGCCTAGGTCTTTCTGCCACGGGATGCCCATAGTCCGCGCTCGTTCTCGAACAGTGTATTCCGTCCGGCCCAGCTTCTCGCCAATCTCGGCGGGGGTGAAGCCCATTCGCTTCATCTTGCGGAGCGTGTTATCTTGAACGGATGTGAACCAATCGCGAGGTTGTCTCATTTGGCCACCCGTTTTTTATAGGCCCGCATGGTTTCAAGCCGTGCATCGCGATTCCGAAAATGCCATTCGCGACACCTTTGGCGCATACAAATCTGACAAGCGCGCCGCCCACTTTTGAGGGCGTATGCGTCTAAATTATCTGGCGTTAGCGCATGGCCTTTAGGGCATTCAGTCTTGATGACATTTAATGCACCGACCCCGATACCGCGAAGATGATTTTCGCGCGGCGTAACAACCTCAAGATGACCTGGGTTTACACACGCAGGCGTTCGACAAAGATGATCAACGTGCATTCCTTTGGGGGTTTCGCGCCCGCTAACCCAGACAGCCACGCGATGCGCCAAAACAGTTTTTTGGCGAAGCCAAAACCCGCCGTAACCGGTGCTATGAATTGTGCCGTTCCACAAAACACAACCACGCTCATTGGGTTGTGACATTTTGGATTGGTAACGTGCGAGTTCAGCGTCCGTCATTTCAATACGCACAAGCAACCTCCATTACGTGACCGTAAGATTTAACGGAATTCACAAACCAAAATGCTTTGGAGTTTGCCCGCATAGCCTTTGCGTCCGAGTATGGTTGCCCAATACGCTTGCAATGACGCAATACCCCCCAGTAAACTGTTGTATGGTCACGCCCCCCGATGCGCCGGGCAATCTCTGGATAAGAAAGGTGCTGGCACTCAGTGAAGGCCCTGTAATAAGCCTCTTGCCTTGGCCATGCGATATGACGCGAGCGATCCTGCCCGATTAGCGCGGCGACGGTTAGGCCGTGTTCTAGCGCGACCTCCCGCAAGATGTTGGCGACTGTCTGTCTCAAGTCTCTCTCCCCTTAAAAGGCCGCTTTGGCCATGTGGTTTTGGTCTTTTGGAACGGACGGGACGGGATTGAACCGCCTTTGACTAATCGCCTAGCCTGCTGGCCCGTCTCCCGGCCTTGGCGCTTGGCCTTGGCAATGCGGGCAACGTCTCCTCCCGTCTTGTCTGTCCGGTGGCACGTCTTGTGAACCAGCCTCAAGTTCTCATCGCTGTCGTCAAACCCTAAAGCCCACGGAATGATGTGGTCTAGCTCATACGCTTCACCGGCTAGAACCTTCCGTTTGCAGATGTCACAGACGCCACCGTCACGGGCGAACAGGCGCAAGCGACGAGCCTTGGACATGGACGGGCGAGGCGGTGCGGCTGTCATTGTTGCGCCGCGTATTCAGCAAGGATGGCCCGGCCAATCAATTCCGGGATTTGCGGCACGACAGCGTTTCCAAGAGCGGTCAGTCGGTGTTTAGCCACCGATGCGGAAACCCCATCATGCCGTTCACACACGAAGGGCACGGCACCCCGACGAAAAAGTTCGACAGCAGTATCTGCTTCCCGATACGCATCCGGCGCTGAATGGATGGCATTGAAATATCCCCCCGGCTGCGATTGTCCGAGGCTAAAGGGGTAGGCAATAAGCCAAACCCGATCCCTTCCGTGCGGCGCACCAACGGCGAACGCTGGAACGCAATCCCACTCCGCGTCATACCCGACCGAGGCCAACGGCCCAAGAACGTCTCCGATCCACCCATCAAGCAGTTCTGCGCTGTTCTCCACGATGACGAAACGTGGTCGTATTTCGCAAATGAGGCGGAAGAACTCGCGCCAAAGGCCACTTCTTTCGCCATTAAGTCCGGCTCCCGAACCCGAGGACGACAGGTCTTGGCAAGGGAACCCGCCGCAAATGACATCGATGGCAATTCCATCGGCAACAAGCCGGTCGGCTGTGAGGTTTCGAACGTCGTCATAAATCGGCACTCCGGGCCAATGTTTCGCCAACACTTGACGGGGGAAATCTTCAATTTCGCAAAAGGCAACAGTGTCAAAACCGCCCGTGCGCTCAAAGCCGAGCGAAAAACCGCCAATGCCTGAAAACAGATCGAGAACCTTAAGTTTTTCGGTCATATCTCCACCACGCTAATCCCAATGCTCATTAGTCCGCCCCTGATCGGCCCACCAAACGCAATCGAAGGCGTGTTGAAAAGGCTGTCATCAACCCCGAGGGCGTCAGCGATGCCGTCTAGATAGGGTTTGAGCGCGGCCACGCAGTTATCGCAGTCGATGGCGTTGCGGGTCTTAGGATAGACCGTAACGGCGATGTCAAACCGACTACCGGGCAAAGCCAAAATGTCACTCCGGTAAATAAGGGCGGCGTTCCGTCCCCAGATGCGGTGCGCCTTCACAGCGCGAGCCTTCTCAGCCCAATGAGAGCGACCATTCGGCCACAGGATTTTTGCCGGAAATGGCAACGTCAGCTCGATCACCGCCGCCCCTCAAGTTTAAGTTCCTCAATCGAGAGAGCGCGAAGGGCCGCATAAATCGAAGCGCGGGCCTTTTTGGCTTTGATGACCTTGGCTAGTTCGTCTTTCAATGCGTTACGCTGGCGGGCAATCTCGGCAAGGCGTCGGGCTTTATCTCCGGCGCTTGTGTAGAAAGGGTGGGCTTGCCAGTCGTCCCGCTTTTGCGGTGCGGGCTGGCGATGAAAGCCGTAGCGGCTGAACAGGCGTCGGATGAAAGCAAGCACAATCATTCTCCCTTGGCTTTGCGCCGCGCTCTCGCACGGTCCATGATTTGTTTGATGACGGCCCCGTAATAGGTGGCGTCCGCCTT